ATTCTGCCCTAAAGTTACCGTAATTCGTGCAACGACTTCAAGATTATTAGGTCCTTTATCTGAGAATGCTATATCTGAGTAATAAAGCCCTTCATAAGCACCGGCGGTTTCAAATATTTCTATTTTTTTAGTTGCGGCGATCGAGCCGCTTAACGATGCGAATCTTTTCCATTTGCCACTTTGTACAGCATAGATTGATCTTTGACTTAAGACCACATACCAGTCATTTTCATCTTTTGTGGATGGGTCGGGTAGATTCGCAACATCCGCCACGACGCCTTGAAAACTTCCGATGCGCCCTAAATGTTGTTCGACTTTGTTCGCCCACGACGCATCGGCGGGATCGCCATTATTTATTACAACAGGTGTGTAGCCCATTTTATCACCCTCTCCTTATCATCTCCCGTTAGAATGTAAGTGTCCATTCCACGGTGAGAGGTTCTGTGTTCGATTTCGTTATCGTTGCGATCGTCGTTCTACTGTATAACGTTCCGGTTCCAAGTGTGTCGGTTGCGCCGTTTCCGAATAATCCGAGTTCAGAAATATCCCCCGCATATTCCGAGCTCGTGAAGAATACTGCAATGCGTAGCAGTCGGCTCTCGACCGCTACGTCTGTGAAGGCTTTGCGATAAGTTTCATTCTCCAATCCTGTGTCATTTGTACTCGGCGATGATGTTCCGGTTCCTAAGGCTAAATGCGTCAAACCTGTTACTGCATCGCCTTTGAGAAAGTCTCGGATCAAGTTAGCTCCGGCGTCTACGACTAAGTTGTTGTATTCGTACACCCGCTGATTCTTGCCTTTACCTACGATGATTCGTAAATACCCCTTTAGCCTTAAGTAATCTTCTCGATTGATCTTTTTCATTTCTTCACCTCCTCAGTTTATGACCATTCGGCGAAACTCCATTCAAAGGATCCCCAGCGGAAAGGCAAAGTGTGCTTTGTTAGAGTGATGCTTTCACTTACTGCTAAATCATCCGATGCTGCAACTCCACCTTCGGTTGTTTCTTCATGCGGAATTGCCACGCTTTCCTGGACTTGCAAAGTATCTTTAAGATTTTCAAATATCCTCCAATGATGAATGGCTTGAACGCCAGCCACTTTGGCTCGATTGATGGATTCTTTTAATATCGCTTGTCCCGCCTTGCCGCCCACTGCTTCGGCATTGACTTTTATTTCGACTTGGCCGGGGCCGTAGTCGCTGACCTCGGCGGTTTCGTCTGATAAATCTTTTGCGATTGTGAGTAATACTTTTTCTGTTCCGGCGGTGGCAAGGATTTGAGATTTGATTGCAGCTCGATATTCTTCATCATCTCGTCCCGCTCTCTTCACGCCTGTGAGAAGACCTATTCTATCCAAAGCTTTACCCGTGGCGGTATCGATGTACCACTTCAAAATCTCTTGCTCGATGTAACTTTGAAAATTTGAAAACTCAGCTTCTACCGCCTCGAGGATGGCGTCAAGGATTTCGGATTCTTCATAAATGAAAGAAAGGACATATTTTTTTACGCTCATATCATGTCACCGTCCCGGTTACCGTCCCCGCGATGATTTTTTCCGTGGCGGTGGGTGTGATATCCCCATCCTCGGTTTGATAGTCTGCGGTAATGCTCGTGGTAGGAGCGGCGTTCAAAGTAACGGCTCCTGTGTTGTAATCGATTGTGCCGCCATCGTCAAGTGTTCCGTCGCCGTTATCATTGATCGTAGTTGATCCGTCCACAGTGATGGTAACCGATCCAGCCTTCACAGGTGCGTGTAGCAGAGTGAAACTTGTATTTGATCCATCTACGACTCCAGAGGGTACCTCATCATCGATGAAAAGAATCAAATTCTTGACGTTATCGACGCCCTCAACTCCCATGATCTCAGCGATAACCTCAGAAAGCTGAGCGGGATCACCTAAACCGAGAGCGTCAAGGTAATCGCTAACGGCTTGCTCGGCATTTGATTGAACCGTTCCGCTATCGTAACCCGACTCCACATAAAGATCGAAGGTTGCTGAAACGGTAATTGTAGAGGCGCTTTGCACAGTAACCCGAATTCCTGCGCCCTTGTAATCGTCTATCGCCGCTTCTACTGCGCTGAGGGTTTCGGGGCTCACCGATCCGCTTGATCCTACGACAGTTACAACGACCGTTCCCGGGGTCGCTCCATCTTCGACTATCGCGTCAGCAACATTAGTAACTGTTAACGCGGCGCTTTTTAGAGCATCAGCCGTTGCACGTTTAAGAGAGTCAAGGTACAAAGGTATTCGGCTGCGATAATCATCGTCCGATTCGGGGTCAACACCTCCGGTGAATGCTGATGGATTAGTAACATTAGTAACACCATTAACCTTAGTTTCAAGGATGATAATTTTATTAGCGTCGACATTATACTGAGACCCCGCTGTAACACTTTGAGCCGGAACATCCACCGATGTTTGACCCGCTTGTAAAGTTGCATCTTCCGTGGTTTCAAAGCTGAGATAAGTTTTATCCGGTTGTAACGGCGTTCTTGCTCTCGTGCCTTTTGGTATTAGGTAATCTCGGTCCGCGGGAGTAGAACGAGAAAACCGTAAAGTTCCTGTCGCTTTGGTTCCGTCTTTCCTTGTACACCCTACCTCGGCAATTTTTTGAGCGATACCATAGAGGATGGCATAAAGAACTCCCGGCTCGTCTATATCAGAAAGTTTGCTTTGTTTCGAAAGGAAAGTGCTTTTAAGATTTGAATAAATTTGATCGACCGTCATATTGTCACCACACTTTCTTCGTAATAAACGAGAATTTCATCACCCTGTACCTGAACAGTCGCTTCGATCCCCGCATTTTTCAAGTAATTTCGCAACCGTGCCGCTGTTACGAGAGGATCAGGATCGTATGAAAGTTTTGCAAAATATTTAATCTGATTCGCTTTATCTGTCGTTATGACTACATCATCGCCTTGAATATTGAAAGGAATCGCTATATCACCCATTGAATCACCTCCCAAGAAAGCCGGCGATTGCTGGAGCCGACTTCGGGAAAGTAACGACTACCCACCAACCTATAAACTTGGAAAAATCAACAAAACGATCTATCAGAACATCTGAATCCGGAGCTGAAAGCACCTGTTGAGGTATAGTTACTGAATCACCGCCAGAATATAGACGAGAAACTTCCCTTCGGTCGAGTCGTAGTCTTCAATCTTGCCATATTCGAGAGGAAACCGGCGCTTGACGTCTTTGACGAGATCAGTCAGAAGCGGCATAAGCTATCACCTCGGTTGTCCATTCTCGCCGTGTGATTTGGTGCTCTACTTCGCTTGCAATGTAGATAGTGCCTTCAAAATCCAACTTGACCAAAGGCTTTATACGGGGATCGAAAGGCATTACAAATTTGCGAGTATTTGTCTTTTCTCTTATCTCTCGTACTCGCTTGCTGAGAATGGCTCGCAAGTCGTCTCTATCCTCGACATCATCTTCGGGTTCCACTACATCGATAAGCTCTTTTGCGGCGTCGGGTATCAGTATTTCTTCTTCTTCTATAACATCATCTTCGGACATAACAAAAGCTCGAGCGATCACTTTTGTATAAGCATCTGATCCTCCAGTTTGCTTTTCACCTGTTTTCGAAGTCCACTTAGAATCGAATGTAATCGTCGATGTAGTGGTTTCGGGCATTTCATCGACCATGTAAATGTTGAACCCTCGCACGTATATTTTTTTATCCACAGATTCGGCTATTTCTTCAAGGAATTCCATGATCGTCTTTCCCGCAGATGAGGCATCAAAATATGTTTTGCTTGATGCACTCCATCCGTCTGTGTGTAAAATAAAATCAGGCGCAATGTCTTTCACAATATCGGATATACGTGTTTCCTCTTCAAATGATTGCGTGACTTCGTTTCGGGTCAAGAGTGCAGAAGGTGCCGCAATCAAAACTTGCGTGTAGGTGTCGGCCTCTCGAATCTCCATGACAATGCCTTCAAAAAGTGGGTCGGAGAACGTGATACCCCGACCCATTAAATATGTAGAAAAAGGTTCAGAATTTATGTTGATTGTCGCAGATTCAAGGAATTTCCATGGTGCATATCCGGGTAAGAGTTTTAAGATTGCTTGATCATTTGCAAAGTCGCTGGAAAGTGTGATCGTCAATTCGCTAATCTTGCTCCAATCGAGGGCCACGTCAACCACCAACCTTGATCACTTTTTGATTACCACGATATAACTTTCGTCATCGAGAACGAAAGTACAGAGGTCGCCATTTTCGTACATATCTCGTAAGTCTTTCAATTCATCACGGCCAAGTGTGATGTTGAACCGCCATTGCTTGGGTTCGTTGCCTAACTTTCGCCCCCGGAAATTTGCACTTGTTCAAGGATTTTCAATTCAAGAGTCAAGGTTCCTTGAGTTAATTTTGCCATGTTCTCACCCCACCGCTATCCTTGCTTTTGCTAACTCTTGTTTGATCGCTTGCACGACCGCCTTGGGATTCGTCGCTTCGTATACGTTCACGGTTAAGTTTACGTTCCCATAAGTTGGCGGGATTTCTTTTCCTTCGTTGATGGCTTCGAGCAGCGGTAAGTATTGCTTCGTCGCTTCGGCATTCACGACAAATTCACCCGGAGAAAGCCGAGCTACAATGTTATCGCTCTTGCTCGTCCCGGGTCCCTCAACCAAGCCACCTTCGGCGAATCCAAAAAGTTTTCCAAGAATGCCTTTGATTATTCCGCCTATCCATCCTCCAACAGCACCTAAAATCTTTGCCACAAAAGAAACGAAATTTCCCACAGCGTCAGCTATCGGTTTGATGACTTTCCATATAGCATTTAATGCCGACTTCATGGCATTGAAAATCCAGCTTAAGATATCCATCGATTCGATGACGTTGGCTCCGAGCTTGACAAGAATGGCTAAAAATTTGCTACCGATCTTCAATAACGGCGCCAATGCTTCTTGAAGCTCTCGGAAAGGTTTCCTTAAATCCCGCCAGACATCTTTAAAGGCTTTTTGAATCGGATAGATCGCTTGCTTGAACCACTTCTGCTTTCCGAAGAGTTTGAATGCGACATTAAGAGCCGACATAAGTGAACCCGCGATTGTCGCGCCGGCTGGACCACCAAAAACCGAGGCGATCATTTGTACACTACCTGACAGAATGCCACCTAAAGCGCTGTCAACTTGCTTTCCTACATCACTTTGTAGGAAGCCTGTAAATTGACCCCAGAAGTCTTTTGCTACTTTGGTAGCATCTCCCAGTCCGATATTACTTAAGAAAGTTGTCATTACGTCACCCATGGGCTTCTTTGCTTCTTCCTCAAAAGCCGTTTTTAGGTTATAAGCCGTGTCTTGTCCCGCCTTTATTAGCTCATTTTTCTTTTGCTCCAAACCTTTGGAAATCGTCTGAATAAACCCAGGCCCCACTTCACCCAAGCGTGCCAGTGGCCCACGCTTAGCCGGTGAATGGGGTAGGTATTCATCCACTATTTGCAAGATTTTTACCAGCGTTCCGGGTAGCAGTTTACCGTTAGCGTCCATGCCTTGAGCTATTGCTTCGATAAGTTTCCCCCCTGCTTTAGATGCTTGTTCAGGCGTGGCTTGGGCGAACATGGTTTCCAGTGACTTCCCATAGGTGCGTTCCACACTGGCAAGGACAACCCATCTGTCTTTGAGTGATGCCAATTTGTCAGATACTTCATCCCATGCTTCTCCACGCGAAGGTTCAGCAAAGACAGATGCTACACGTTCGCCAACAGCTTCAAAACCTTTTTTTACTTTAGAAAAAGCGTTCTTTACCCCTTCACCTATTTTCTTAAAGAACCCAAGGACACCGTCCACGGCTTTCCTTAAGGTGTCTAAAGCATTAGACATCCAACCCATAAACTTATCCCATATACCTTTCAGCCAGGCGGTTATCTTGCCCCAATTTTTAGTGACAAGAATAATCGCAGTAATAGCGCCAGCGATCGCGAGAAGGGGCCAGCCCATGGTGAACAGAGTCGAGAAAACCGAGACGGCAACGGTTTTTAAGGCGGTAAAAGCTGCAACGAGCTGAGCACCAATGAGCTTTCCAAAATTCAGTAACGCTTTCCCGAGAACGCCGACCGTCTTCGTTCCAACCTCGTACCGAAAAGCATAAAATACCCGATGGCATTTTTGACGCCATCCGGTAACTCGTTGATCCATTTGAAAAGTTTGGAAATGCCCCTCACGAAATCGGTTAAGATTGGTAAAAGAACCTTTCCTATATTAACCGCCATAACGGCAACGCCTTGCTTGAATTGCTGGAGCGCTGCATCGAAGGTTTGTTGAGTCTTCTCAAAGGCTTCGTTTGCGGCGCCAGTTGCTTTGTACATCTCCTCGGTCTTCTTCGCCATGTTTTCAGCTTGCGCTCCGGTAAGCGCCAAGACTGCAGGAAGCGCCCTAACATTCGGGAAAAGCTCCACAAGATCGATGTTGTATTTTTCAGCGGCTTGCGATAACTTAATCAATGCGCCTTGCAAGCCCTCGGCCTTGATGATTTCTTCCCCCGATTCGTAACCGAGTCGCTTCAATACTTTTTGCATTGCCTCGGTCGGTTTCAATAGGTTCATCATTGCTGATCTAAGTTGTGTTGAAACTTCGGCGGCATTTCCGGTAACGCCCGTGAGCGTCGCATAAGCGCCAAAAAGTTCTTCTACTTTGATCCCCATTTGCGCTGCAACAGGAACGACGGTACCCATAGAGCTTGCGAGTTCCGGAAATGTTGTTTGACCGAGTTTGACTGTCATGAAAGCGAGATCGGCGATTTTTTGGTTCATTTCTGCGGAAACGTCACCGTATCCCTTTGAAGCAGCAGATAGCAAGTCAATAGCGTCCTTGACTGTTGAACCACCGGCTACGGCTGCTTTGGTCGCTATTTCCAATATCTTTGTAGCGTCTCCGACTTCACCGAAGGCTGAAATAGTTTGATATAAACCCTTGGTGAGATCTTCAAGAGACGCACCAGTATCAATAGCCAACCCCTTCAAGGTGTCGCCGTATTTGTTTAACTTTACTGATGCATCACCTGACAGCAACGTCCCTACTTCAGCCATGCCTTTTTGGAACTTAGTGGCTTCATATGTAGCCCCCGCAAGCGCTGCGCCCATCGCAGCGCCAGCGCCAAACATAACTGAGCCGGCTTTATTTATTTTCTGCGCCAAAACGGTGGTGTTCTTATCGACGTTCCTGGCTATTTTTTCAACCTTTTTTTCGATGTTATCAGCGACAGCGGAAACTTTGTCGATGCCTTTGAAAACGATTGCGAGTTCAAGTGCAGAACCAATTCCGAAAGCCATATCACATCACCGCCTTTTTTTCATTGCCCTTGCTTCTTCAGCTAAAAGACGCCGGAGGGCTTCCAACATCAATTTATACTCCTCCGGCGTCATATTTTTGATCTCCTCATAACTGATCGACAAATGACGCATGAGAAGACCAGCATTCATCCAGAAAGGTTCTTTTAATACTCTTTTTTTACCTCACCTTCGGTAAGTTCGATACCAGAGATGTCAGCTTTTTTTCTTCTCCATCTACTTCTACGACGGCGGCGGCGATCAATTTCATCGCTCGCATGGTAGTGCTGTTTGTGTTCTCGGCATCCAGAAGGTCTTTCATCTTCAATTTTCGCAATTTAATAACAGTACCATCACTGAGTGTGTATTCGAAAGTATTCATCGCATCACCTCACCATCAAACCTTTTCGATACCGTTGGCATGAAAGCTTATAGTTACCGATTGCACATCATCCTGAGGCGCCGAAACGGTCACGCTGTTGAGTACCACACCGGTTAGTCGCACGTGAGCGTCATTATCGCCCCAATCAAATTCGATCGTGATCTCCGAATCGTTGGGGTTTCCGGGTATGTTTATTCCGGAAATGTCAGTCGTTTTATCCAACGTTCCTTCGGTAATGCCTAAAAAGGTACTGAGAATATCTGTCCAAATGCCTGTGTTGGCGGGTTCACCTGTTAGCTCACCCGACAGTGAAAGATGCTTACTGGGTATTTTCTCGACGACTGCCTTTCCTCTCAGTTTGTGTTCAAAGACTTCTCTTTCTAAATTGAGTTCGATATCTCCATTTACAATGAAATCAATTCCTTCGACTGTCACCTTTGCATTTTCACCGAGAATAGTCATCATTCTTCACCTCCCAGAGCGGAGAAGGTTAGCACTTTGTTGATTTCAACATTGATATAGTATGCGGCAAAGACGGGTTTGATGTAAAGTTCAACATTGAGATTTCCAGCTTGTCGATCATCGACAGAATTATTTGTCGCATCGCAAATGATTCTATAATCCTGAATCCATCCAGACGTTTTCAAGCCGGTTAGATAAGCGCCGAGCTTTCCATTGACCGCTTGCCATAGGTTGGGATTGTTGGGTTCACCTACGAAATCATCAAGCAATGCGTCGGCATTTTCTGCGATCAGGTTGAAGACTCGCACCACATTGATTTGTTCCCATGCGCTGTCGCTGGTCAAAGTCTTGGCATGTCGCAAGCAGTACGAAGACCCTTTGAGCGATATCGGGTTTATCGCTTTGTTGATCAGTGCTTCCATCTCGCTTGTGGTCAAACCACGAGTAACACCGGTAACGTTGTTCAGCGCAGAGTTTACGGGGCTTCGATAAGGTGCGGTCGCTCCCAAAAGACCTGCGAGAGCGTAAGCGGAACTCAAGGTCGCAGATGTTCCATCGATGTTCATGACCACGTCAGGGAAAGAGGTTATCGCTCGACCAAAGGCGGAAGAATAGTTCGAGACTTCCGACAATGCGTTGTTGTAATTTTGTCCATTTATGAGCGGTATCACAGCGATTCGATTGTAAGAATCGGCATGCGTGATCAAAGCTTGGTTTTTGGTGTCGCTGGGTGTTCCACCTATGGTGATAATCTCGACATCTTGTTCGATTTCAAGAACCGCAAGCCCGCTTCTGGTATCAGTAGCGGCATCATATCCACCAACATAAGTGCTGTCGGTTATCGTTCCATCAGAACCGCCGGTAAGTGCGAAGGTTCCATCATCGAGGGTTCCAGCGGCAACCTGTGTAGCGGTCACGAGTTCGCTATTCTGATTGATAGCGCTCACTAAAGAATCGATATCGGTGACCGAATATGTTTCGGTTGTGCTTCCATAAGTGATTTTCAAAACGCTTCCAGAATCAGAAACCACGACGCTGATTTCATTTCCATACGCACCGTAGTAAAGTGCTTCAAGGGTTATCAAGTCATTGGAAGAAGCGTCTTTCAAAGTCACCGATGCTTTGGCGGCTCCTGTACCCACGATTCGAACCGCTTTGACTTTCTTGGGTTTCTGTGCTAGAATCGCATACAACGCTTTGGCATCGCTTTTGCTTAACCCTCCGAGTTTGCTCTCGATTTCTGTTACACTTTCAAGTTCGATCACTTCATTGACAGGAGATAATCATCTCGCTCAATGAAATCTAAGCAGTAAAACCTTACACTCATGACGCCCCGATATTCTTCTTCGCTGTCTTCATCATGAAATCCGTACGCTTTGACATAAACCACAGGGCTGTCGTAAGAAGGGGTATTCAATTCTTTGAGTTTATTCAATGCTTGCAACATGAGCTGATCTCGTTCACGGCTTGACTCCGCAAATATGTCGATTTGAAATACAACGCTGTAAGGTGTCGCATCCCGTATCGTCGCAGTGTCTGTACCGTCGATTCGATCAAAGAAAGTAGATCGTTTGATTTGCTCGCCATTTATCTTAGATACCGCAATTGTGGGATAGGTTAGTTCGGTCATGGGAAAACCCACAACCACCCGCACATCGGGGATCTCCTGCAACTTTTGAAGGATCGTATCTGTCCACTTTTCCATTGCCCATCACCTCTTGAACTTATCCCTGAGCTTTTGTAGATGTTTGAGTGCGATCTTTTTTGCTTCTCGATCCGCCGCCTCGTATGCGGGTCGAATGAAAGGATGCGGTTTCGTTCCTCGTGCTTCGATTGATTCCTGAACTGCTTTTGCTAAGGGATAAGCTGCTTGCTTCCCTTCCTTGCCGTACATCTTATGCTTCAATCTGACCCATTCCCATATCGGTTTCAAGGGTGGTTTGTGTGGTCGGGTGCCAAGCTCTAAATACCATTGATACTTCACATTCGACCCGACACCCCAAACCAAAGGAAAGAATCTTTTGGCTTGTAATGTGTTCAAAAGTCGCCCCGTGTAAATGCTTTCGTTATCTCGCAGGTTCTTTTTCATCTCTCGGATTGCAAAGTAAGCGGTATCCCTCGTGGCATTATCCATCGCTTCGGATAGTTCATCGGTAAGAGTTTTGAATTTCTTCCGGAACTCCTTGAAACCTTCCATGGCAATCACACCTTTTTTAGGTATACTTTGTTGATCTTCGATTTTTCGATTCGGTCTACCTTCCAATCCTCGCCATCAATCTGAACGAGATCGCCCACCTCAAGTGAATAATCAGTGAACACCACCAAGGCGTCAGCAGGTACAACGCCTCCTATAACCGCTCCTGAATCAGCTTTGACATTTCGAACCACACCTGTGAAGTCAGTTTCAATGTACCCCGATAAAATTCTTTCGCCTCGAATGGGATCGACCACGTATTGGGGTTTACGGTGTGTTAGTGTTCTCCCATGCTTCCAGAGTACATGTTTCATATTCTCACCCGTCGGTAGAGGTCCAACGAGTTTAGAACGTCCATCGGGGTATCTGTATATGTCACGCGAAGTTCACCGACACTCTCCGCGGAAACGCCCGCCGTTTTAGCGTAATAGTATTCCGCTAACCTGAGAATAGCCATCTTAAGATCAGCGGGAATAGCAGAATAACCCCCCGAGTATTCCACCTCGACCATACCGGTATAATTTTGTTCTAATACTACCAAACCTGAGTCTTTGTAAATATGCCGGACGGTTAGCGTTTCACCCTCAGGTGTCTTAACTGAAGAAACAGAGTCGACGGGCGTCTCATTAAGCCATATTACCCCGCCGCCTGCGTCAGTTTCCTCGGTATATGTTCCGTATTCAAACTGTCGCTTACAGTATCTCTTAGCTTCACTTTCCGCCGCGCTTCTTATCTGCTCGAGCTTTTGATCCTCGTCGCTGGTCGTTATCCTTAGATACGTTTTCAGTTCTTCCAGAGTTATTAACATTACCCTTCACCTCCACTGGCTCTATAAAGCGCGGCCCTAACGCTTTTACGATGTTCTCAGGTAGTTCAATGACTTGACCTTCCTCATATCGTCCACCATAAAAGAACGTTCGAAGTACTTTAACCTTCATCTTATCCCTCCTTCATCACCTCTCAGAACGGAGCATTAGTCGCGCCATAGTAGACCCCCATAACCGATATAATCATCGTCGCTGAGGGGGTCAGCTTAACCTTTACATAGGGGTTACTCATATCCTTTATAACCTCAAACTCGAGGAATCCGTCCATCGCGCCTGTGAAAGTGGCTGTTTGAGCAATCGTATATGTGGAAGCCGCGCTCGGCGCTTCCAGAATGTCAACTCTAAGTGTATCCGTAACTGTTGCCGCAGAATCGAACGTGGTCGCAATGAGTACGTGCATTCTTTCATATCCACGTAAATCAATAGCGCTCGAGGACGCTTCGGACGTGATTTGCTGAGGTTTAACCAGTAAAGCTGCCTTCGTATTGTCAAGGATACTCCAAGCAACTAAAAGAGTTACAGCTATTAAAATGGCTATTAAACCCATCATCCGTCTTTTCACCTTTTAACACCTCCAAAATATAGGGGGGGCGTAAGTGCCCCCCGTTATTTAACTATTAAGCCGCAGCAGTTTTGAGTACTGCGAAGGCGTTGGGCATCGGAACAGCAATAGCCACCCGCTCAACGACCCTTAAAGCTATCATGTCTTGCTCGAAGAGCTTAGTAGAGCCCACGGTTGCCTGATCTGCGAGCGCTACGGACATCTGTTTGCGGTCTCCCAGGTAAAGCCAGCTGGGATCGCCGAAAATTACAAAGGCTTTATCGGCACCGCTGTCCGCGAGCTTAGGCATAGCATCAATTGTGTGGACTGGATAGCCCCAAATAGTGCGATCGTTAGGATCGAACAAGTAGTTACCGCTTCCGTCCGTGAGCGTTTTAATATGAGCCAGAATAGTGCGATGCATAAAGAACGCGCTACGTGGCGCTACGGTTGAAGGAACGGCAGCGATAAGATTAATAAGATCAGTTGCATCGAGTTTATCAAAGCTGGTATCTCCCGAACCCATTGTTACGGTATTTACTCCGGAGACGTTAAGGATACCGGTAAAGACCGTTCCGTCCCCCGTAAAGGCTTGCTCGTCTTCAGCAGTCGCGAGAGCCTCAGCGAAGATTCTGGAAAGAATTTGACCGACATCGACGGTTGAATCCTCAAACAGTTCCGTAGTAACTGGTACTATTAAACCCGCCTTCTTTGCTACGAGCTGGACTTGACCGAAAGTAGGCTCACCCGTAGAAATTTGCCCACCTTCAGCGATCCAGCTGACAGAAGGTTTAGATGCGAGCTTCGGAATATTCAGGGTATCGCGAGTCATGGTTAGAACAGTTCCGAGCCGGCGAGCGTAACCGACATCAGAAGCTATATCGAGGACCCTTGCAACGAATTCCTCGGGTACGAGATAACCTCCCGCGCTATCTGTCCCCTCGGAGAGCGCCTTAAGAGTAATGTAGTCCTTGCTTACCAGCGCTTTAAAGAAAGCCTTAATATCCTTTTTGGTCTCACCGTCATACTCAGGGAATATGAGATTATTTTCCTTGAGCAGTTTCTCAAACTCTTTCCGTGTAATCACTTTAACGGCATTCGATATCTCGTTCTGAATATCCTCCATCAGTTTAGTCGTATCCAACTGTACCTTTACCTTCTTTACCTCTTCAGGTTTGCTTACCACTTCAGACACTTTCACTCCACCTCCTGATTTCTTCTTTAATTTTCTTTGTAAGCTCTTCGGCCTCCATCTGAACCGATAGAGCTTTAACTTCCGCTGATAACTCATCTACCCTTCTGAAAAATTGTTGTAGCTTATGAGTAAGTAAAGCGTTACGGGCTACGTTATCGTATAGCGCATCGATTTCTGCGAATGTATCAGAAAAAACCTCACTTAAGAGCTCTACCATATGGAACTCAGGGGGTTCTTTATCAAATTGCTTATAATGAGCAGCGAGGTGATCGTAAACCCTTCGCCGCTCGCCTTCTGGGATTTTCACGCCGCCCCGCGCTCCAAGTAAGGCCGCCATTGCAGCCCTTACTCCACTCCAGGGTGTGATTAGCTTCCCATCGCGGACGTAGTGGTGGGGAAGCTTATACGATCCAAAGTTTTCTTTATCTTCCGCATCATACCACCCAAACCCTTTAGCGTACTTATTCCAATCAATAGTATCTTTATCCCCGGAGCCGTCCCTACTCGCCCATCTTCTTAATTGCCTGATAGCTTCATCGGCATCCCAATCCGAATCTTCATCGATTGGCGGGGTATGTTTGGGGGGAACCGCCTTTAGCATGCTCTTGTAAGCAAGCATGAGAGCATCCGGATTAGCGGGAACAGTAACCGCGCTAATCTCAAGAAGTTCCTGTTTCTTATACGTTAACCCGCCGTGCTCGTTAGGCTCGTAGTCAAGAGGGATAAAGCCTACTGAAAACGCCTTTAGAAAACCCTGCTTATATAGCTCGAAAACCGTATCTGCCAGATCATATGTCCCGGGCGCCGGAAATTTCGCGAGGAAGATCAGTTTACTATCCTCTATGAAGATTTCCTCAGCTCGGGCTACGGGGGGTTTAGAATAATCGTGCCCCCAAGGTATTACGGGGTTTTGCTTAAACTTATCTAAAATCCACCCATCCTGCATTACTATGTCCCCAAATCGATCCGGCGCATCAGTTGAAGCCACCGCCCAGAACGAGCGTGCGTCTTCGTCTAACTGCTTAACCTCAACGTGAAACTCTCGCTCGACTCTGCTGGTAACTGCTGCCGCTTGTCCTTTTGCTTTTTCCATCTTCTCACCTCCTCATTCGATGACCGGCAGAATCGTGCAACGGCAGTTTATTACGTTACTCGGGCTCCCCGCGGGATCGCCAGGGTACTGAAGGGGTTCACCCATTACGATGAAGGGCTCGTTAATCCCTACGCGTTGCCCATCTGCCGCTGCATGCCAATCGCGCGTTCTCTCGTCTGCCGCCGTCATCCATTCCTTTTTTTGCATTCCGTTCTTTTTCATTGTCTCTACCGTCGCTTCATTCATCGCCGAATATAGCTCCGTTCGCGCAATGGTCGCGGCGCGGTTTCTCTTCGCATCGGTAAAAACGTCCTCTACGCGCCGGCGTAACTCGTCAATTCCCTCACCGGCTGCATATCCCTCATAGAGAGTTTCTTTTAATTGACGCCATGTTGTATCGTTTACTCGCTTCGCGAATCTTTGAGCTCGTTTATCTAAAAGCTCCCGAACGATAGGATCATCGCCAGTAATCGTAAAGGGTAGGCTGAATTCACCGGCAAACTCGTCCGAGACCTCACTCACGTATTCGCTAACCTTTTCTTTATAATACTCCTCCCAAACTCGCCTTTCATCTTCCCCTAAAATCTCTCTGAGTAACTGCTCGATCTTCTCATTAATCTCGGCATCCGTCTCCTTCGTGATAGCCTTTATAGTATCCAGTCGCGCGAGCGTTGCCTTTAACTGTCGTTGAAAACGCGCGACGATCCAGCCTCTAAAACTGCTCTCGCGCTGATCCTGTTTTTGTACCAACTTACGCCAATACCGCATCCTGTCAAAGCTCTTTTTCTGAGGCGCCTCTATGCCTGCATTCATGAGTAAATTAGGATTGAAGGGGCGATCTCCCCAATCCACCGGTGGTAAGCCTAACTCGTCGCGAATTTCGTTTATCGTCATGATTCCCTGTTTTGCAAATTCGATGTACTTCTTCATTTCGAACTCTTCATCTTGCGGAATCACGCTGTCAAACTCAAAAACCAGACCTTCACCGAAATGCGGTAAATACTGGTTATTCAAGGAATCGGCGATTAACTTTAACTTTGGTGTCAATGTGTTCTTGGCGAAGGTATAGTCGTTTACGTAGGCGGTCGCTCGGTTCACTTCCTCGGAAATTCCCAACTTCGAGAGGGGTACACCAAAGATGGCCGCAATTTCAGTTCTGGTAAACTTGCGCAATTCGAGAAACTGCATGTCTTTGTGAGGTAGCTGAACAGGTTTGAATTCCAGGCCGTTGTCTAGCAGGATAACCCGATGCGCATTATCAAGCCCTTGGTACATTTTCTGTATCTGCGTTTTCGTTCTTTGAAATGCTTCCTTGGATAATGGCCGGTCGGTCTTCACCACCGCCGTGGGAGCAGCGGCATTGTAGAAAAAGTTACGGTTCCATTTTGAAGCGTAAAGATCAGTATCACCGGCAATGGCAACCGCCTTCAAAGGTGAAAGTCCCCGATAAGGATTGATCGGGTTTGGGTATCTGAACACCACAACATCTTCGGGTTCGAGTGCGACGCCTTTACCTTTGTCGGTTCCATATACCCATCGCTTTGGCAGCCCATTGTCGAGCTCCAACTCCATGCGAGTGGGATTCAAAGGGGCAATACCCAAGATGTTTTTGCGACGGTCTTTCAAGAGCAGCCAGAAGGCCTCGCCTACTAGTTCAAGGTTTTGCACCGTGATCATGAACAGATCGTAATTTGTCAAGAAAGGGTTAGGATGTTGAAGGAACTGAAGCGCCGGATGCTCAGTTACTTCATCCCATGTACCATCATTTTTAACCTGATAAAGCCTCAGCGTCGCCTGCGCTACATTCTGAGCAATCAGTCGAACAGCCGCATATACCCAACTGATTTCGGCATACGCTTGTAGATACTCGTTTCCTTTTCTATCAGGTGAACTTCTTGCTACATATTCCCAGACGGCCATGTAAGGCGGAGCGCTATCGGTCGATTTCTTTCGGAACCGGTCAAATAAACCCATTCTTTTTCACCTCGCTATATCAAAACCCAGACATGGGGTTCGAGAGATTCTTTCAAATGCGTGTAGATCGCATAAC